AGTTTTACTTCTTCTAGTTTTACTTCTTCTAGTTTTACTTCTTCTAGTTTTACTTCTTCTAGTTTTACTTCTTCTAGTTTTACTTCTTCTAGTTTTACTGTTATTAAATTCTTTCATTAAAGAAAGCGGCAAAGGACCATTTTCAAGAAACTTTGTATGAAATGATTTAATATTATTATTATTATTTTTTAAATACTTATCTCTAAGATTAATTATGAATATTTCACCTATTTTATATGATAACGCCTGTCCTGGAGATGCGATATATCTAAGTATTTCATTTTCTAATTCTTTTTTACTAGATAAAATATATTTTGAATAATATTTACATGCTTTATTAAAACTCCAACCATAATGATGTATTCCTGTATCAACAACTAAACGAACACATCTCATCATTTCGTAATTTAATCGTCCATATTCATTCATTAAATCATTTTTATCAATAAAATTTTCACAATATAATCCCCACCCTTCTATATATGCAGTATTATGCATTGCGTATAACATAAATTTCGGTATTTTTTTATCAATCGAATATGCCAATTGAAAATGATGTCCTGGATAACCCTCGTGTAATGATAATGATAATGATTCATATTTTGGATTAGATTCTTTACTAGTATCTAAATAAAAAGTTCCAGGTTGAGAATTATCATATGGAGGCATCTCATAATACGCTGATGTAGAATATTTTTCTAGATATTTTGGTATAGCTTTTATTTGATAAGGCTTACTAATTCTTTCATTAAAAAAATTTGGTATAACTGTTTTATATAACTTATCTCTTATAGATTTAAATGATTGTAATGTATTACTTCTTGATTTATAATAATTTTTTGGATTTTTTTTTGTATGTTTTTTAAATTTTGTTAAATTACCTTTAAACCCAAGTTTATTTTTAATAATTTTTATTTCATTATTAACGCGAGTTACTTCTGATAATCCTAACATATGTATATTTTCAGCAGTTAAATTATTTAGAGTAGTATATGAATCTATTAAATATTGATAATATTTTCTACCATTTGGTAAATAAAATAATCCTCCTTCTTTTAAACAATATGGTAAATATTCATTTTTAAGAAAATTATTTATAATTAAAATATTTTTAACAAAAAAATCATCTATCACAGTTAAATATTCTTTTTTTATAATTGTTGGTATATTTTTTTTTGGTATATAACTTTTATTTTTAATTATATAATTTAATTGTTCTATTACTTTTTGACATTGTAATTTTGATATTACAATTTTTTTTTGTATACCAGTTTTCATATTAGTTAAAGCAACTTGTGTCCATTCTTCAAACCCTTTTAAATGAATTATCATAGTATTATAATTTTCAATAGTTTTTAATGGTAAATATGAATCCCCTAAAAAAAATTCTAGATAAGATAATACGGCATTATTATTTGGATCAAATGGAATAAGGTTTCCATAATATTTTAATCCTTCTAATTCATCTAGAAGAAAAAATTTTAAACATTTAATATAAATATCGTTTTTATTAATATTATTATTGTATTTTTTTTCAGATAATATATTTAAATATTTATTGCAAAGATTTTTATATTTATATCTATAATTTTCACTTATACTAATAGAATAATATTTATTATATTTTTTTATTCCAATATATGATCCTGTTTCAGGATTTAGTTCTAAATATTCATTAAAAAATTTATTATATATTTTCATTAAACATATAATATAATATTATTATTATAAATCTAAACTAATTGTATTTTTTAAACTATTAGATTTAGATTTTCTATTAGATTTTGGTAATCTTTGATTATTTAATTCTTTTAAATCTTGAATACTAATAGTACTTGGATTTTTTTCACTTGGTGGTTTTCTTGGTACATTAACTTGTTTTGTTTTTAATCCCGATAAAAGTTGAGATATATCACTTGGACCTTTCATTTCTTGCCGCATAGATTGTTGATATGTGCCTGGAGTTTCTATATGTTCGGATGATTTATCTAATGTAGTAAATCGTTCTTCTATACTAATACCTTGTTGTGTTTGCGATGCCATTAAATCTGGTCTATTTTTTGGTGGTTCATATTTTTGACTTTTATTAACCTGAGTATTAACAGACGGAGGTGGTGGTCCAATATTGGTTGGTTTGGGAGGCGCCATATTCTCAGAAGATCCAGGCATAAAATTATTCATAAAATTACCAAAACCAGGATTGTTTTCTCCCATACTGTTTACTGCAGCATGTGTGAATTGCTGCATTAATTCTGGGTTTTGTTTCATTATATCATCCATACCAGGCATTGACGATTTAAACATTGTATTTGTCATATGGACCATAATAGCTGAACCACCTAACTGAAATAATAATTTTAATTCAGGTGCAATTTTCGCTTTAGATTTATATTTTTCATGTAATTCATTAAAAATTTCATCATAATCAGATATATTTTCATTTACTTGTTCCGCCCAACCATCAATTTTAATATCAAATGGATCAAACCTATTATTCATAAATTCTAGCCCGGTAATAGCTGCCATTAACATTTTTCCTTGGAATTTAACACTGTTTGATTTTTCTTTTTCAGAAATAATCATTTCATATTCTCCTTGAAGTTCTGCTAAAGGAGAATCCATAGAATATTTTTTCGTCAATGAAGCACCTTTTCTTTCTAGTTCTTCTAATCGTCGTAAATATCTAAATTTTTCTCTCAATAATTCTTCTTTATCCATTACTTCCTCATTTGAAGTAGTTGGAATATTCTGAAATTTACCATATCCATCCCATGATTTATTATCTGTATAACTTGCCGAAGTTGCTTGACCTAAATTTTCGTTTATTTTTCCAGATTCACCAAATAAATTTGGCTCTTTATTTATATTACCTGTATTACCTATATCTCCAATATTTGATTTAGTATGAATATCTTTAAAATTAGCAGTTTCCCCTGTTGTACTAACTGAATTAATTGCTGAATTAAATATATTAGATCTTGAATTTTCTAATGTTTTTTTACCAATATCCGTAGATAAATCATTTAATTCATTTTCTAATTCACTTAATTCTGCTAAACCAATTTCTGTAGATGAATTTTTCTTTTTTTCATTCATTAATAATTCAATACCTCCACCAAAATTAACAGACGGTTTATTAGCGCCAGCAATATTTAAATTAGTTACAGATTTATTATCTTTATTTATATCAATAACTACTTGTTCTAATCCACTCATTATAAATGAATTAGAACATATAATTTTAAGTATTACGAAATATTATATATATAAGAAAATGGTATACCCCTTCGTCGCTTTTATTTGTATGTTAGGTTTTACACATATGAAGATTTAAAACACCAATTATTAATAAAATTAATAAAATTGATAATAGTTAAAAAATATTTTCAATTATTATACAAATATGGAAAGTCCTATGCTAAAAATGTTAAAATCTCAAAATCCAGATAAAGAGTATCCTTCTAACACAGGACAAAAATGGACTGATCAAGAAGAAACATTATTATTAGAAAACTTAAGTAAAAATACTGATATACAACTAATAGCACAATCTCATAATAGAACTACTGGTGGTATAAATGCAAGACGTAGAGTAATAGCTTATAGATTGTATAGCAATAATAATACTATGGAAGAAATTATATTAAAAACAAAATTAGATGAAGACCAAATAATAGAAACAATTAAAAAACGACAAGACAATTCTAAAAAATGTAAATCAGTAACAGAAATTAAAGACAAAATTTCAATAGAAAATGAAATTAATGAAATGAAAAATGACATTAAAGAAGTAAAAAATACAATGAAGGAATTAGTTGAAATGATGAAATCCGTTTATGAATTTGAAGACGCATAAAATATGTGATTGAAATGTAAAAATGTGTAAAAGATAATAGCACTATTAGGATAAAAATTTATAATCTTTTATATGGTTGCATGGTTTACTGAGTTTATTACCACCGATCGGTTTAGAATATAGTATCAATTAATTTATTTTTATCTTTTACTCCTTTACACATTTGTCCTTAAGAATAAATCGGAATTAATGAGTCTACCTTCTAATATACCAAATCCCCTGCAAAAAACAATCAGCTAAATCATCTTTTTTTTTATGTTTATCAAACATTTCAATAATTGTATTATTATTATCGTCCATTTTCAACAATAATTTTCTAGTTTCTTGAATACCTATTTTCTTTCTCTCGCTATATGTAGTTTTTTTCTTGTCTATAAACGGTTTTAATTTATTTGCAGCGGAAATAAATAATATATTATTCATATTTTTCATAATAAAATATTGAGAGAGCATTCCTTGTATACAATTCATCCTATTTGCTATAGGACTTATTTGATTTTCAATTAATATTATATCAATATCTGAAAATACTAAAGAATTTAATTTATCTAATTTATCTAATTTTTCCTTGATAGCAATTCCAATATCTATTAAACTAATTTCATTACATTTCAAAGAACTAACATGTTCTAACACTTTTTCATTAATAAAAGATTCAATATTTTTAATTAAATTGGATTTATTAGATGGTCCAGAAAAAGAAATATCATACTGAGTTGTTAATTTTATTAATTCATCTAGTTTCATTCGTTTATACTTATTTAAATCTGATGTAGGTAATTTATATTCACTTTTTGCAGCATGTGTTTTACAATAAAAACACCCATTTTTATGAAATTTAGCTATTTTTTCACATGATTTTATTGATGGATTTTTATTATTTTTATTATTTTTCATTATATTAAATTGACATATATTGGTTTGTTCTTCAAATAAATTAATAACTTCCCAATACTTGATAATATAGTCTGTATTATTATTAGTAGTTTCTAAAATACATAATGCTAAATTTTTAATTCCTACATCAATACTTAT